TCCAGGTACAGTTCCACCAAGTCTAAATCTGTCTAATGTTTTATAACCAGCTCCAGTTATTCCTGTTTCAGAAGTTGATCTTTGAGCTTGGCTCATATCTCCATTGATAATTATGTTTCTAAAGTTTGTTTGTAAAACTCCACTAGCTACTTTAGCACTTGTTACCGAGCTGTCTGTTATCGATGCTGATACTACTTTATCTATTGCCATAATTTATCCTAAGTTATAATTTTGTATGCCCCAAAATAACTTTGATTAGTTCCATTACCTATTTTTGGTTGATCACTTCCAGTAGTAGAATGTGCATAAACTTCTAAATAATCGCTTGATCCATTCATATCTACAACTGTTGCAACAGCAGGAGAAACTGTGTTTAGAGGATTAGCATCTTTTGGGTCAATGTAATTTCTTACTAATTCAGAACCATTTTTATAAATCATAGTAGCTCCATAATACATAAAATCAGCAGCAACAGTATTAGTAATACCAAGTTGAGCATATACAAAATATTTACCAGCAGTTGTTGGTGTAAATCTATTTGAAGCAAAATTATTATCAGTATCAAAATCTTCTGTTCCAAATTGATCTATTTTAGTGGTAGTATTATTACTTAAATTTTGATTAGCATTCATATAAGCTCTAAAAGCTGGGGTATTATCTCCGCCAATTAAAGATACATCTATTCTTTTTAAAGTCCCGCCATCAGATATTAATAGTTCATCTGTTGAAGCAGGAGCAACAGCAAGTTCTGTTTGACCAGAGATAACATTATCATTAAGGTGTTCACTTTCAACAGCGTCATCTGCTATCTTTGCTTCTGTTACTGCATCTGCTGCTATCGCTGCAGTATTTACTGATCCTGCACCAGGTGCATTTGTTGCAGTTGCTCTACCTAAGAACACACAATACATTTCGTCTGTGCCATTTGTTAACGCTGCGGATAGTGTAAGAGTTGTGCCCGATGCAGTGTATGCTTTACCTGAACCAGGTTCTTGGACAATGTTGTTAATTACAAGACGAAGATCATTTTCGTTATTTACGGAATGATCTAAAGTGTACGCAGTTTGAGAGTTTACGATTGTAAATACTTGTCTCTCAAAACTTATGAAGCTTCTTGCGGGTGCGTTTCCTAAATAGGCCATGAATCTCCTTACGTACTAATTGCATCGACAACAGACATCCAAACACTTAACGAACTTGCCGTGTCGGACTGTGCTTTTACCACGTCTCCCGATTCAATTACTATCTTACTTCCACCGTCTATCAGCTCTAACGATCCACCACTGACAATTGGTGCATTTTTAATTAAGTAGTGGTCTTGAGAACCACCTGTTACTGATGATGTAATAAACACACTTGCACTTATTGTTGATGTAGTTGTGTTCGCTAAACGGATAGAGATAATCGCATCATCAGAGTTACTAGTGTGAATAGTAGCTGCCGATGTTCCTACATCTTGATCTCCGTATCTTTCAAAATCTTGTGCCATATTACTCCTATACTATAAGGCGATTGCCATTGCAACCGCAAATCCTGCAGATATTCCTGCTGTTCCACTAGATGCTGCTGTTACTCTTCCTTTTGCATCCACTGTGATTGATGAATTTGTATAACTAGCTGCTGATACTCCAGAGTCAGCTAGTGTTAATGCTCCGCCAGATGCTATTGTTGCATCTCCAGATATATCAACTTCTTCAAATGATGTGCCATCAGCTACTAAAATTTTATTAGCTGTGTTTGTTGGCATCTTTAATTTAGATCCAACAGTTAAATCACCATTTACTCTATTAGATACAACATTAACAAAATTACCCATGTAAGCATGAGATGAACATTGATAGTATAAAATATTTGGTGTGTTTGCATCTACAGCTATTTGTGTATACGCACCAGAACTACCGGCAGTTCCGTTTGTGGTTACATTGGTTGTGTATGCTGTAGATTTATCTGCCTCTAAATAAAATCTTAAAGGGTGTGAACTGTTTGATGAATCAGATTGATCAAATCTATAATAATATGGATAAGATGAGTCTGCTCCAGATAATGTTATTGCTGGAGATTCTAATCCATCAAAAAAATAAGCATTAGCTGATGCTCCCCCTGCACTTTGATAAGGATGATTACCTGATTTAGAATCAACTGTAACTGTAATAACTTTTGGCGCTGAAGATGAACCGTATTCTTCTGGTGTAGGTAAACCTATCTTTGCACCAGGCACTGTACAGAATACTTCTGTTGGACCTGCAAAGTTTACTTTTGCATCACTATTAGAACTGGAGATAACATAAGTTCTAGCAAGTGTGCTTGCTGCTCCATTTAAAGTTCCAAGGCCAACTTCAAAGTTATTTGTTCCTGTTTCAAAGATACAGTAATAAGTAGTATTGCTTCCACCAATACCTGCAGAAAAAGATTCAAAACCTGAAACTGCTCCACCTAGTGTAAACGTACCTGTTCCAGTAGTTGCACTGGATTCTTTTACCCTATCATTTAATTTAAACGCCATTTATATCCTACGATGTTAAACTAATAATTGCATTACTAGCGGTAGAAGGATCAGGAAACGAAACGGTAAAATCACCGTTTGTTGCTGTCTTTGTTCCACCAAAATCTAATACCACACACAACTTATCAGATTTATCGTCATTATATATTGCTGCAAAAGCAGCAGAAAAAGTTGCACTCGACCATGTTACATCTGCAAAATCTACAGATGAAGTAGCAGTTGAAGCAACAACAGCTTGACTAGTTAAATCTTTTCTAGCGTAGTTTGAACTACCTGCAGAAGAAACTTCGTTAGTAGTTAATGCAACTGTGCTAGATGTTGTGTAAGGATTAGATGTGTACAATGCTATTTTAAAGCTATCTCCACCAGTAGCAAAATTATGCGTTCCAGATAGAAGTTCACCTTTAAAAGAAAATGGTACTACGTTTGCCATAAATTATCTCCTTAATAGTTTGATGGTGATTCGGATTTGATTGGAGAACGAATAACCCCATCTTGATATTCATCTCGGCGTCTACGACCTTGTTGTTCGACCGCGTACGATTGTAAAGCTCTTTTAAAAGATGCTTCATAGTATTGTAGCATATCTTGTGGACCTTTCAAGTATCCATATGCTTCTACTAAACATGCATATAAAAGTAAATCTTGATATTTATTAGATACATAAGTTCCGTTTGTTGCAGCAGGAGCTGCAGTCGGTTGAGTTGTATTCGTTATACTTATTGGCTGTTTTACATACGCTAAAGTAATTTCAAAAGTAGAATTTGGCGTAGGAGCAACAACCCAAAAATTAGCATCCCAATTTGCATAATATTTTGGTATTCCAGATGCTGTTGATGGTGTATCGTAATATTCAGCCATAAATGTCGTATCTCTTTTTTCTAAAAAAGTTTGTTTATTGTTACTATCTTTTAATTGAACATATCTAATAAATCTTAAATCAGATGGAATAGTCACATATCTATTACCAGAAACTAAATTTGATGTTGCGTAAAATCTATTATCATCGGAATCAGCTTCTCTATTTATTCTATTTTCTGCATTTTTAATTATAGTATCTAATATAGAACTAGATAAAACAGTGCTATCCACTTCGGTATAATTTTTAATATCATCTTGTAAATTTGTAAGTGTGTATGCCATTATGGTGTTAATGTAACGGGTCCTGCGGTAACCGTCATTCCTCCTGCTTTTTCAGTTATAGTTGCACTAGATCCACAATCAAATGTGTAACTATTATCATTTACTTTTGTTATACTAAATCCAACAGCATTTTCAAATACTGTATATGCTAATCCTCCAGGACTTCCATCTACATTTCTAAATCTAACAGTGTCACTATTAGATCTACCATGATTTATTTCAGTGACCGTTACTGTTTGAGATCCTGAAGTAAAACTAAAAGGATTACCCTGTAATAAATTTTCTGTCACAGGTTCTGTTCTTGCAGGTCTTGCTTGTTGTAATCCTTGTGGATCTCCACCATGTGGTTTTGGTTGTAGTTGTGGTTGTTTAGGTTCATACTCTGAAATATGAACTCTAGAACCATATATCCTCCTAT